ATGCCGACCTTAAAAAGGACGCTACGTGCGTAGCAACGATTGATACCAATGCGACGCACATTGCCAGGGGGCAGGTCCTGCATGTTGTCAAGGATGACAATGGCAGGATAAAGGAAATCAAACGGGCGTCGCAGTATACCAAGCTCTTTGCCCGCCCGAATCCCGTCATGACAGCGCAGGAATTTAAGTACGCTATGGCGTGGCAGGCGCAGGTGACTAATACGGCATTTGCATGGATCCGTTGGGATGACCGCATGAGGCCGGTGGAAATCTGGCCCCTTGTATATCTGCAGTTTGAGATTCGCAAGCTCTTAAATGGTACCGGCTACGCTGTTGCGCTTCGGACACCGGAAGGAGCGCAGGTCATAGTAGATATGCGTGATTTGGTGGTCTTGAGGCGGAAGTATGACGGTTCTGCATATGCCAGCCAGAGCAATGGAGCGCTTGATGGTTCTCTGGAAATGATGCAGAACATGTATACATCCTTACAGCAGGCCATGGCGGTCTCCAACAAGGTTCACGGTTTATTCACCCAGAAGAATGCCATGCTTGCCACAAAGAGTGCAGAACAGGCCCAGAAGGATTTTGCAAAGCGCATCAAAGAGGCGGAAGGGACCGGCGGAATAGTTGCTCTTGACGCCACAGAGGCCTATACGCCGCTTAACGTGGCTACATGGGCGGCAGATGCAGACCAGATGAAAGAGCTTGAAAAACGGCTTTATACGTTCTGGCGGACCCCGGAAGAGGTCGTTAATAACACCGCTCCCGAACAGACCATGATGAACTACTTTGATTCAATCGTGGAACCATTTTGGGAAGAGATGGGCGAGGCGTTTACAAAGGCCCTGTTTACCAAACGCGAACAGGATTTTGGCAATGCTATCATCGTAACGTCTGGCGCTGCGACCGGCGCATCATGGGAGACCAAATTAAAGCTGATTGAGAACACTAAGGAAATCGGCCTGCTGACTAAAAACCAGTATCTGGAGCTGTTAGGGTATCCTCCGACAGATGACGGAGATGTGGCCTATGTATCGCTTAACTATATCAAGTCAACCGACATGAGCAAGTATCAGGTCGGAGAGGACGGAGGAACACAAGATGGAACAGAAGAAAATGGACAAGATCCTGCAGAAGATTGACGCAGGCCGTGAGTATAGACGGATGGAAGTCAGGGCCAAGGCGGTCGAGGAAGAGAGTACGGAGCCGTCTTATAAGGTCGAGGGCTATGCCTGCACTTTTAACGAACCTTACGAACTGCTGTCTTTTGATGGCTATACCCTGAGAGAGCAGATTGACCCGCACGCCTTTGACGAGTGCGATATGTCTGATGTCATAATGCAGTTTGACCACCAGGGGCGTGTATTTGCCCGTCAGAGCAACGGAACACTGGAGTTAAAGGCAGATGACCACGGTCTGTTTATCGTGGCTGATTTAGGCGGTACAGAGGCCGGCAAACAGCTCTACGATGAAATCCGGGGCGGGTATATCACCAAGATGTCATTCGGCTTTACAGTCGATGAAGATAAGCGGGAAATCACCGAAAACAAGGAAGACGGTACAGTGGACATCCTGCGGACGATAACAAAGAACCGCAAGCTCTATGATGTATCTGCTGTGTCCCTGCCGGCAAACGACGGAACAGAAATCAGTGCCAGGAACTGGGCGGACGGAGTGATCAGCCAGTTTAAAGCGGAGCGACTTAAGGCATTGGCTATACAGGAAGCAAGGGCAAAAGCACTTGCGGCCATCAACAAATATCATAAGGAGGTCTGACATGACCGAATACATGGAGCGCCTCAAAGAGATCGAGGCAAAACGCGCGGAACTGGCCACCGAAGCAGAATCCGCTGACGTAACTGAAACAAGGCTTGCGGAAATTACCACCGAAGCCGAAACACTCAATCGTGAAGAGATGGAGGTACGTGCGAAAATGGCACTTGAGACCAACAACAGCATTCCCGTAGCTACTCCCGAAGTGGAGAGCAAAGCAGATGAATTTATGAGAACCGGCCGTATGATCATGGAGACCAGACAGCTCCTGTCTACCGGCAACATCGCAAAACCCACCAATGTCGGCGGAATCAACGGCCTTGCCGCTTCCGCAGCTGATATTGTGGACGATGTCCACGCGTTCGTCCTGAATGGCGTAGGCACATGGAGAGCCGCTTACAAGGCTACCGATGCGGCGGCCGCAGCTGTAACAGAAGGCTCTGCTGTCGGCGGAACCGGCGCGACATTCAACTATGTCGACATCAATCCCGCAGAATGGGGCATTCTGGACGAGATCTCCAAGCAGGTCAAAAAGCAGTCCCCTCTGGACTATCAGGGCGCTATCGAGGACAGCGCTGTTTCTGCCCTGCGTGATTACGCATCCGGCAAGATCATCGCGGCAATCTTCGCCTCCACTCTGGCGCAGAAGGTTTACAGCCGTACACTGAACCAGAACTATCTCAGAGACCTTGTTCTGGGCTTCCGTCCCATCAAGGGCAAAGGTGCCTGCAAGCTGTATCTTAACGCGACCGACCTGGCTACTCTGGGCGCTGTCCGTGGCACCAACGAGAAGAGAGCTCTGTATGAGATCACATTCGACAACGAGACCAACACTTCCGGCACGATCAAAGAGGGCGGCATGGCTGTTGCTTTCCGTATCCTTGACGGCCTGACCACAGGAACACAGTTCTACGGCCAGCCCGGCACGATCGATATGCCTATGTGGGGCAACTATGCCGTAGAGACCGATGAGGGCGGCGACTACTTCAAGCGCAACATGATCGGCATCAAGGGCACACAGACTGCCAATGCCGGCCTTGTAGTCAAAAACGGCATGCAGATTGTCGCACAGGCGGCGGCTCCTTCCGGAAACTGAGCACATGAGTAAAGGAGGCCCGGCATGAGCGTAAGCAGTGAATATCTGAATAAGATTAAATTTGCGGTGAGGACGGTATCTACGGACGAAAATATCATCCGGGAGATAACGGACATCATTGAAGAATGCCGGGCCGACATGGTCAACAAGGGCGTAGCGGAGTATGTCGCATATGATGAGACTGATCCCTGCGTCCTCGGTTGTGTCCGGTCATTCACAAGGTGGAAGTTCAGTATCGATTCCAATGATATCAAGGCGAATAAGCAGGACTATCGCCTGCAGGTAGACGAACTGAGGAAGGCGGAGAGATATGAGGATACCTGAATCTGCCGTACTTGTTAGTACGTCATATGCGAAAGATGATTACGGGGTAAGACGAAAGACAGAGACTGAAAAGACCGTCTACGGATATTATGATTCCCTTTACGGACAGGAGATATTCGAAGGCGGTCGGAACGGTCTTAATCCGCAGTTCCGCTTTGTTATGATCGCTCTTGATTATGACGGCCAGACAATCCTGATTCGGGACGGCGTCAGATATTCCGTATATCGTACTTATCGTGCCAATTCCGGCAAGGTGGAGCTGTACTGCGAAAGGAAAGGCGGGACCAATGGCAACGACACCGATTGAACGTCTGTCTGACGATATCCAGAAGATATTGAAAGAATATGCCGCGGAAGTCAAAGACAATGTCGATTCCATTACCAGACAGATGGGGCAGAAAGGCGCCAAAGCGCTTCGGGCATCGTCCAAGGCTTCGTTCGGCGGTACCGGCAAGTATGCGTCAGGATGGACGTATCAGACTGAGAAAAAAAGATACGGCAACGTCACGACAATCTACAACAAGTTGCCCGGACTTCCGCACCTGCTGGAAAACGGACACGCAAAAAGAGGCGGCGGCAGGATAGCAGGCAGGAAGCATATAGCACCTGTCGAAGCTGAATTGACGCGGACCTTTGAAATGGAGGTCAAAGCCAAATTATGACCTACAAACAGATAGCGACCATGATTGAGGCGGTCGGAATCCCTTGTGCTTATTATCAATTCGAGGAAGGCACTGGAATCCAGCCGCCTTTTATCACGTTTTATTACAGTGGAGACAATGACGTGAAAGCGGACAATGTCAATTTTGCCAAGGTCCGCCCCCTTGTTATTGAACTCTACACAGACGAAAAAGATTTCACGCTGGAAGAAACGGTGGAATCCGTACTGACAGCGAATGACCTGGCATTTTCCCGGACGGAAACCTACATCGACTACGAGAAAATGTTCATGGTTACGTATAACACGGAGGTAAATATTAATGCCTAATAAGATTAAATACGGCCTCAAAAATGTGCATGTGGCAATTCAGACAGAGAGTGATGGCGAATATACTTATGGAACACCGCAGGCCATTCCCGGCGCTGTTTCTCTTTCCCTTGATGCCGAGGGTGAGTCTTCTGCATTCTATGCGGATGACATCGTCTATTACAAGTCCCCTGGTAACAATGGTTACTCTGGTGACCTTGAACTGGCACTCATCCCTGAGTGGTTCAGAATCAACGTCCTTGGCGAAACCAAGGATACGAATGGTGTCCTTGTGGAGAAAGCTACTTCCGCACAGGCGGTCAGATTTGCTCTCCTGTTTGAATTCCAGGGAGATGTCAACGCTGTGAGACATGTCATGTATAACTGCACATGTGGCAGACCTTCGGTCGGATCTCAGACAAAAGAAGACAACATCGAACCGCAGACCGAGACACTGTCCCTGTCCTGCGAACCCAGAGCAGACGGCCTCGTCAAGACAAAGACAGGTGATGATGTATCGACCACAAGCACAACCTACACAGGTTGGTATGATGCTGTCTACGTTCCTACAGAGACAACTACAGAGACAACCAATCCTACAACCGGAAACTGATGAATTTCATTTTGAAGGGAAGATGAAATGACAGAAAAAACAATCAACATCTCAGGCATCGATGTCAAATTTCGGGCATCGGCTGCCATTCCGAGAATGTATCGGGTTAAATATGGCAGAGACATCATGAAGGACCTTAATAAGCTGCAGGGGTCGCTCGAAGCGAAAGAGGACGAAGGGAAAGATATTCCTATCGACAATCTGGAGCTTTTTGAGAACGTTGCCTATATCATGGCAAAGCACGCAGATCCGGACATTCCTCAGACGGTGGAAGACTGGCTGGAACAGTTCGATATGTTCTCCATCTATGAGGTTCTTCCACAGCTTCTCGACCTGTGGAAAATCAACATGATTACCACGGCTGAGAGTAAAAAAAACTACATTCAACAGGGCGGGAAATGACCACGCCCTTATTCCTCTTGCGTTGCCTTGAGGTTGGCTTATCAATTCGTGACCTTGATCTTCTTACGATAGGAATGGTCATTGATATCTGGACGGAACATATCAATGATTCCGTGAAGAGCAACGATAATTCCCGAAAGGCGACGCAGGAAGATTTCGACCGATTCTAAGGAGGTGATGAGATGGCAGGACGAATCGCAGGAATCACCGTTGAGATCGGTGGTGATACAACAGGTCTAAATAAGGCATTAGGCTCTGTTGATTCGTCAATCAAGAAAACACAATCATCTCTGAAAGACGTCAACAGGCTCCTCAAGCTCGACCCGAAGAACACCGAACTCCTTGCGCAGAAGCAGAAGATGCTTGGGAGCCAGATTGAGAACACTTCAAAAAGGCTTGAAACGCTGAAAAAGGCATCCGAGCAGGCTGCGAAAACTAAAGACAACTACGATGCCTGGAAAGCAAAATTCACTCCTCTCCAACAGGAGGTAGAGAAGACCAAGACCAAACTTGGCGAACTCAAAGCGAAACAGGCGGAGTTAGAAAAAGCCGGGAAAGTCGATACTCAGGAATACAAGAATCTCCAGAAAGAGATTGACGAAACCAAAGCGCATCTGAAAGAGGTAAAAGAGGAACAGAAAGCCGTTAATGAAGAGTTCGGCAATCCAATCCCTCCTGAAAAATACGATGCTCTGCAAAGAGAGATTCTGGAGACAGAAAAGAATCTGGAGTCTCTGAAAAAAGAGGCAGCCTCAACGACTCCTGCTCTTGAAAAGGTCGCACAGGTCGGCGAAAAGATGCAGAAGGTCGGACAGGGAATGCAGAGTGCAGGAAAGGCAATGCTTCCTGTCACTGCGGCCGTGACAGCAGCAGGAGTTGCATCCGTCAAGACCGCAGCTGACTTCGATTCAGCAATGTCTCAGGTCGCGGCATCAATGGGCAAGACTAATGATGAGCTTGCGGCGATTCAGGTCTCCACCGACGACTTTAACGGCACTCTTGGAGAGTTCGCCCAGAAGATGGGACGAGAGACGGCCTTCTCAGCGAAGGAAGCAGCGGAAGGCTTGAATGTTCTCGCACAGGCAGGATATAGCGCACAGGAACAGGTTGAAATCCTTCCTGATGTTCTGAATCTTGCGGCGGCAGGACAGATTGATATGGGTTCGGCTGCTGCCTATGTCACTGGTGCGATGAATGGTTTCAACGACTCGACCAAGGATGCCGGATACTATTCAGACCTCATCGCAAAGGGTGCGACTCTGGCAAAAACCGATGTTGCATCCCTTGGCGAAGCGATGGCAGGAGCATCTTCTTCGGCAAAATCCTACGGACAATCCGCAGAGGAGACGGAGGTTGCTCTGCTTCGTCTGGCACAGCAGAATGTCACAGGTTCTGAGGCAGCGACAATGCTGAACAGGAC